ATAATCATCAGCAATATCGTATTCAATGCCTTCAGCCAGGGTTAACTCGTACTCATCCGGCGCACCTGTAAACCCACCAAATTTACTTGCCAGCTCTGGGTATGCTTTTGCCTGATCTTCAATGCTGTTGTACTTGTCAGCTAGAAACCACTCAGGATTTTCACCTTCTGGCGTCTCTGTTTGCTCTTCTGCAGGGGCTTCTACACCATTAAGCAATGATTCTGCTGCCGCTTCGTTTTGCACTTCTTCTGTCATTTTGTCACCTGTAACAGTTTAGTTTTAATAAATTTAAAGATAGATGGTTTCTCATCTACCTGTTCGGCTTTGTGCATAGACAGCAATAATCTGCGCACAAAATTCTTTTCGCCTTCAATAAGGCCGCATTCGTAAGCTGTAGACTCAGGGCGCACACTTGATGTCATCGCCATCTGATCAACCCAAACAGAAAGTAATTCCCGTCCGGCATCAGTTGTAAATACCTGATGCGTTAGCTCGTCTGTTCTTGTGTGTTGCTTAAAGCCGTTTAAGGCGTCTAGTTGTCCGTCTAAAAAATCCTCAAAAGAATTACTCAATCTGTTCACCTTGCATTTGAGCTGCAGCTGCTTGTGCTGCCTGTTGCATTTCTTGTTGTATCATTGTTTCTGACTTCAAAATATCTTTATCAACACCATATGCTTCACCTAACTGCATAGGCATTTTGTGCGCCTCTACCATCATTAAACCCATTTCAGGGCCATAGATTGCCTGTAAAGCTTGCACATATCCCATCATGTTCTGCGCTCTTTCCATTTCCAAGGCTTTAGCTACTGGCGAAACAAAGCGAAGCTGAACCAACTTACCGTCTACTTCAATCTCAGGCACACGACCACGCTTCACAAGAATTGATAATACGCGCTTGACCAGTGGATAAATGAACTCAGGATACTGACGCGAGAATGCAGAACCGGCACGCCTCAAGTCTGCCTGATTTCGCAATATGTTCTCTGTTGCTGTCCTTACAGGATCATTAAGCGAACCCAAAGGTTCAGCAAACAAGGCGCGGTTTATCGTGTTCTGTATGCGCTCATAAGCAAGCTGCGCAAATTGTGGAGCACCGCCGACATCTAATGGGCGCAGTGTTGGATTCTGGTTTGAGTTACTGGAAACAGGAATGACTGAGCCTGGCTGGAACTGTGCTGTAAATGGGTTGAATATTCCATCACTAACACCTGTCCACATTCCAATAGTAGACAAGGCAGCACTACGCAATTCAAATTCAGCCATTTTGTTAGCCACGCGGATAGAGGGTAGTACCTGAATAACTGGGCCGCGTCCGTAATCCTCGCCTGGAACTACTGACCAACGAGGAAACACAGCAGGCAGCTCTTCATATTCCTGCGTGAACAGCAGCGATGATTCCCAGATAACGACCTGATGGTAGCGCTTTGTTTTGCTGTTGTAGATTGTGCCGTCACAAATTTCTACGTCTTTGCATGAAGTGTTGTTTTTGCTTGATTCAATCTGACTATTTAGCGCAGCAGGAATGTCTGCTCTAGGCCACGTGCTTGTGACATTGCGAGGATTCATTTTCCACTTGCGCCAGTAGCCATTTACGCGCCCATAGCTGTCTACCTCAATAGCGAAATCGGACAATGGAATACTGGAAAAGTTCAATAATGGCTGATAAACATCAAAGCCCTCATCAACCGACAAACCACCCATGCCAATAGCTAAATCAGCGTAAGTTTCTGTGCTTTGTACATCGAAGTTGCTGCGCTCAAGCTCTTCAAAGAATGGTGCTTCAACTTCATTCTCTAAGCGCTGATTAATCTTTGCGCGCTCTTCTGGATCTTTAATCGCACTGCCTGCCTCAAACTTGACCCATTTTTGGTTAACAGGAGTTAAACCGGCTTGCATTCGTGAGCTGAACGTCTGAACACCGTTAACAGCGGTGTCATCAAAAACATGCTTATTCTTGTTCTGCCCTGGTGAGTACGTGTTAAACGTGTCGCGCTGTGGTGCTGCGTAATAGTAAGCATCTTGATACAAGGAGCGCCACTCTTCCTTGCGACCCCATGCGTTTTTAAATCTCTGCTTTAAGTCGCCAACTGTGCCAAGTCCGTTAGGTACTTCCATGCTATGTACCTACTCTGCGTCGTCTGTTTGGATCTTGGTCAGCTATAGGTCTGCCGTATCTGTCTTTATTGCCTGAGCCTACTTGTTTTGGTGGTGTTAGCTTCTTACCTGTGTCTGTTGCTTCCATAAAATAAGCGCCATCAGTGCGAACATTCGGCCCAATATCACCACCGCCTGAACCAATGCGAGAACCAAAAGCCCCAAGTAACGACTTCAATCCCGTTTGCTGTTGTAACAAGCCGCCCATGCCTTGCTTACTCTGAAGCAGTGCGCGCTCGTTTCTTGCTTGAATATCTTTCTCTTCTGCTAATTCCTTTTGCGTTTCGCGTCTCTGCTCAGCGATTAATTGGCGCTGCTTTCTGGATTCACGCTTTGCCGCACTTCTGCCCGTACTCATTTAAATACCTGTAAAGTTGAAACGGGGTAAAGATAAACGGCTTCTTTATCCCCAAAAAGCTTTTAACCACCTCAACACAGTTGAACCAGCATATATGACCCCTGATTTTATCATAATCATCAGTTGTTTCATACGGTAACACAATGGAAGGTTCAGCGAGTAAATCAGTAACCTTTGGGCAAATGGCTTTGCTCCATACAGTGACATCAGTAAATCCTGAATAAGGCTGGCATTTCACCCAACATTCGCCGCAATCCTTAATTATATAGCAATGCGAAAAGCCTTTACGCAATGGCAGCCACCACCATCGCCTACCCTCACAAAAAACCACATACAATTTAGCCAAAGACGTTCCAGTCTGCATTTACCACCACCGGCCTTGCCATTTCATTTTGAGCAGGTGAAACAGCTTTGACGCCTTCACCCAGCATAACCGCACCGTACTCCAACGCTTCGACAGGATGCGAATATTGATTCTTGTCTGGCTCTTCTGTGTATCGCTCGTGCGTTGTTGATAGCTGACGATACCTGAAGCCACCCATTAAACCCTTCCTGATGGTTTTACACTTAGGCGAAAGCTCAAAGCGTGGACGACCATCCATAGCAAGCTCAGTCATAGGGTTTCTAAGTGATTGGCGCCTAATGCCTGGCTTGTTGGTATTGCATGGGTTACACACTAAACCTGCTGCCCGTAGCATCATAATTGGCGTGTCATCTGTCGCTTGCCCTTTGCCTTCACCCGCCGGATCACCTGAACCCATGAACGTAAAGCCCTTGTAATGGGTATCAAGGTAGCGCTTGAACTCACGACCAAACATAGCCGCGCTAAAGTCATCAGTCACAAACTCATCAAAACAGTAGATTCTGCCCTTGTTGTCTAGCTGCATCAGTGCAGCGGCAGGAGTGCGCCCAAAGTCATAACCCACCATGATAGCCAAATCCTTGCTAGGCTCCCTATGCTTATCAATGCAATGTATATTGTCATTATACTGAGGATGAACAGGCTTACCGTCTGCAATAAAGCCATACTGGTTTGCCACGTTGACCTTAATCCAGTCGTCTGACGCGCCTTTGCATAGCCCTTCGTAATAACCTTCAGGTAGGTTTGTTGATATTCTCGGCATGGCTATTCACCTCCCAGACGTGTTGACCATTGGCTTTTAACTCTTGTGTAAGGAACACAGCAGGAGGCTGCTTGTAGAACGCAAATCCATCCTCATCCATTTCTTCAGCAAGCTTGTACAGCCATTCGCCTTCGTCCGGTGCGTTATAGTCACCGATTATGCCTGACCATGTACAGCCTTCCTGTGACTTTGGAGGATAACGACCTAAACGCCCTTTGAGCTGCATAAAGATGCGATAAGGAATTTCTTTCGCCTCATTCATCCAAGCGCCCGTCAACTGCGTACCTCGTAGCTTTCGCTCATCGCCTGGGCGATCAAGCGCCAAAAACAGCAGCTCACTCTGTACCGTTGTGGTTTCAACCGTACCATCTTCAAGCTCTTGCTGTATATCGAAGTTAAGGTAATGCGTAGGCGGTGCGTCTGCTGGTTTCTTGAACTCACCCAACGGA